AATTAGATTACCAATCAATCCTCTTGGTGAATTAAAGGCATTAGAAAATGATTCTTTTAATGAAAGAATACCATTGTTGAATTTTTCTGAAATACTTTTTAAACCATCTGTCATTCCTTTGATATAGGTTTTAGGATTAAGAATTCTTCCAAGCCTTTTAAAAAGTCCATCATTTGATCTTTGAAGAAATACATATAGATCATTCATTCTATGCCATATTTCCCTAAGATAGATTGTTATAAATCCATCTCTTCCTTTATCACCTAGAGATTTTTCTACTCCCGAATCAATTTGTTTTACTTTTTCTAATATCTCAGAAGTCACATTCATTTGGTGTTTTTCTTTATTACCAAATAATAAATGAAATGTTCCCTTTGCAACTGTTTTTATTCCTTTAAATATTGCCTGAGAAACAAATTTCAGACCATCCAATAATTTAGATGTTAGATTCTTCAACATATCTTTTAAAGAAGAAAATCCATTTTTGACCATTTCACCCATTTTTTTAAATGGCGACAAAATTTTATCAACAGTATTCTTTAATGATTTTTGTATAGATTCTTTTAATGAGATTATAGGAGAAACAATCTTCTCTATTAATAATGAAGAATCATTAAATAGAGAAGATTTTTTTGTCTTTGTTGGGTTTCCTTCTTCTGCATTCGATGTTCTTTGAAAAAACGATCTATTTTGGAATAAAGATGATTCAATGTTTCGTATACTTTTTAATAAAGAAGTTAATAAAATATTAGTAGTATTATTATCAGTTTCTTCTTTTGTTGCCTCTGTATCATTATTTCTTGTTTTTATTTTAATTCTGTTATTATCACTTCTTTTTATTTTATTTTTCATATTAAAAGACTCAGGATTTATAGAATTTCCCTGATCATTATTAGGATCATTTTCAGAATTATAATTTTTTACTGAATGGATTGTTTCTGAAATGTTTTTTTGATTTTGAGGCATTTTTTAACGGAACGATAATAATAGTTCTTTTATAATTGATTTTCTAATTGATTTTTTATTTGATTTTCTTTTTCAATATGATTATTTAATAGATGTATATATATTTCCCTTTCCCACGGAAGCATTTCTTCTAATTCTGTTAACGAACATAATTTATATTCTTGTATTAATACGAAATTTGTATTGTAATAAGAATATAATGATTCATTAGATAGGGCTAGAAAAAAAAATCTTTCAATCCTTTTACTTCGACATCATTAATGGTTTCACAAGATTTACATTTGAACTTAACATCATTGGACAAATACGGATAGTCTTCAAAAAATTTTTCAATTTTTTGCATTTGTGGTATTGATAAAGAATCAATAAACTCATCTAATTCTTCTGGATCAATGTCCTCTCTAGGATATACTGTTTCCTTATCATAAATCGATACAACAGAATTTTTGATAGTAGTATATACCTGAGATGTTTCTGGTTCTTTATTATCATTATCATCATTTTCTTGAATAATAATGTCATTCAATGAAGGATATCTAAGTACAATTCCAACATCATCTGTCAATTGAATTTTTTGTTTTTCTGGATCATAATTCTTTAATTGTACATCATTGATGATAACATCAACATCGTTTTCTGCTTCACATTTTTCACAATCTAAACGAACTGTGGTTTTTTCACCGATTGATCTAGATGATATTTGTAAGAAAACAGATTCGGCATCAAAGGAAGGAAGATTTTTTACATCCATCTTTTTTGTTTTGTCATTATCTACAGAAATAACACAAGACTCAATGATTTCCATAAATGATGCATAGATGTGTTGAATATCATCGCTTTCTAATGAAATCAATAGATTTTTTTGTTCCTTAACCAAAAATGGTTTAAATTGGAACTTCTGTTTTGTAGATGGAATTTTTCCAAGATATATAGGATGTTTCAGTGATGGTAATTGTTTCATATTGTTTTTCACCTAATTATTATATTGCTGTAAGTGTGTTTTATGGATTAATAATTTGTCTTCTATCATAGACAACAGTAACATTTAACTTTTGTATCTCATTCGCGGATGCATTTCCAAAGTCAATAGGATCAGTCTGAATAGGGAAAACATTGAACAGTTTAATACCTTTTATCTTTTCATTGTTTTTATCTAACTGCCATACTTCCCATGATCCGGCTATAATATCTTTCTTATATGATAATTCATATGTAAAAGAATTGACTATTTTCTCCATCCAAAATGAAAACAATTCTAATATTTTATAGTCTCCATTTAAATGAAATGTGAATGATATTTCTTCTGTCGTAAAGGAATTCGGTGTTCGAATAGGATGTGCAGTCGTTGATAATTCTCCTGTGACAATTCGATGTCCAGGCCAATTTGCAACGTCACAGAATATATTCATTTGTTCCATTGATGCAATATATGGTACACTAGGAGGAACAGATAGCAGCACTTGATATCTGTTTTTAAATGATGGTCCACCAGCACCATCAAGAAATCCTGAGAAACTTGGAACCGAATAATTGACTGCCATATATTGTTATTGTTATTGTTATTGTTGTTACTTTTCTTTTATTTATAAGGAGTTATTGAATCATTTTTCTTGAATCAAAATATACTGTGGTTTTTGATGCCTTTTGCCATTGTGCATTTTCGAGAAAAATGACTCTCCACCAATCCTCTGGGTGTACCCAATACATTTGAGATTTAACATGTTCTGTTAAATAGTGTTTGAAACATGGTTTGAAAAAACGGTATTTCTGTGTACTTTTTAATAGATTATATGTTAATGCAAGTCTTGATTTTTCATTAATGACTTGATTCGTTGTTAAGGTGTCTAATAGAGCATCAAAAAATTTTGCACGTAATACTGGTGGTAAATAGTGGACGTTCATTGAATAAAACCCGCCTTTTGCTTCACCTACAATAATTCCTAATGGAAATCGATCCCAATAGGGAAGTGTATCATAATGCTTCGCAGAATAATAGTACATATACATTTGTCCAACAACAGATGTTTGCGCTACTCCTGCTACTTCTCTTTTTTCTGTTTCTATTTGTTTTAGAGTTCTTCTTGGAGATAATTTTCTTGTGTATGCTCCAAAGTTATCAAGATGTGCTCTAAGCCATTGTACAGACTGTTCTTGTTCACGAGGAACTTGTTTTTTTCTGAATACGTCTTTAAGACGATCAAGAAATGAACCAATTTTATGAGAAATTGAAGGCATAGTATTTATTTATTATCGTATCTTTGAACTTTAGTAATTAGACGAACATCGAATACTGCTAATTGAGTTGGTTCATTCGAATGTATGATATGATTTCCATCATCGTATGCTGCGTGTATACCGAGGTTTCTTAGAGTTTTATTCCAGATTGCACCGGCTTTATCATTATCATATAGAGAGAAATGTGTTTTTTCTATATAATTTTCAATAAGGGACCAAAGATTAAATCCAGGATTTGATTTAAAGTATAGCATATATTTTTCAAAATCATCTAAGACATTAGATGAGTATCTTTTAATTTCTTGATAGACGGTATCATCTTTCATTTTACTTGAATACATTTTTTCAATTTTTTCTAGATATTTTTTATATTCGGATGATTTAACTTTGGAAAGGTTGATGACACCTGAGTCTGATTTTAATTCAAAGATATTAATATATTTTCTATCACCTGCATATGGAATTTCATCGGTTTTTAATACAAATTTAGAAGGATATGCATATACTCCTAATGGTCCTGTATGAGAAGCAATTGGTCGAATACCTAATTTTGGAACATCCGTGAACGAAACAAAAGAATTTTTTATTCCTAGAGAACTCATTTTATTGGCAATATGATAATGATTTTCTATAATATCTATAATGGATACTTTAGGATTTTTATCAGGATTTCTTCTTGCTTCTTTTAAGAACGTTTTATACTGTTTTTTCATTCTTTTTTCTTCTTCTTCTTTTTGTATTAGTATTTAATATTCCCATTTGTTTTAATTCATTTTCGGTCCATATTACAAATTTCATATTATTTTTGGATGCATATGCTTTCGCTGCTTTCCATTTAGATTGGTTTTTAATATATGTCAATGATTCAGAAATATATCGGTTTGTTTGACGTTGTTTTGGTTTTTTTATTGGTGGACTTGTTTGTTTATACGGCTTTACTTCGACAAGAAATATTTCTCTATTATTAAAGACAATTTTAAAATCGCAAAAATATCTATGGATTTTATTGTCCGTTTCACATAGGTATGGTATAATTATTTCTTCAGAATTCCATAAAATTACTTTAGGATTCTGATCACAAAATTTCATTACTTGTCGTTCCCATAATGATCTGAAGTAAATATTGTCTACATCTCCATCATATTTATTAGGATTTTTTGGTTTGTATTTTCCTTTATAGCTCATTCTTTCTTAATTTTTCTTTATAAATAATGTTAATAAACACTCTATTACACGACTATTTATAAAAAGTACATAACCACAGTAATAATATGCCAGCTTTAAGATATCCCCTAAACGAGCTAGATACCGATGTAAAGACAACTCGTATAAAATTTACTGCTTCTGAGACAGGTAAAACGGTTAATGTCGGAAGTGTAATGCTCTATATGCCCCAAGGAGTATCCTTTGGAGATCAGGCAAATTACGGAACTTTCGAGATGGGTGCTCTTGGAGGTGCAATTCAACGAAAAATTATAGATGAAATTAAAAATGAAATAGATGCCTCTGGTGAAAGTGTTGGTGCTTGGCAATTTGGAAAAAGAATTGCATCAAAACTTGCATCTAATGCTACAGATTCTATAAAAGGACAATTTAGTTCATTGGATTCTTCTATTTCTGGAATTGCCAGCGGTTTTGGCAATTTGTCTACATATTTATCTAGACAAATTGCGCCACAAAACATTCAAGACATGATTCGGTATAATACAAAACAAGTATTAAATCCTAATACACATACATTATTTAATAATGTAGAGGTAAGAACTTTCTCGTTTTCATTTAGAATGATTGCAGAAAGTTTTGAAGAATCAAGAGCAATAATGATTATTAATAACTTTTTTAGGGAATATATGTATCCAGAAGTCACACAAAGTCCGGGATTTTTGACTAAATTTCCGGTGACATGGGACATTAAATTTTTATATGGAACAGGTTCAACTTATGAAGAAAATCATTGGATACCTAAAATTCATAAAACATTTTTAACATCGTTCAATACAACATATAATAATGAAGCTAATTCGTTTCATAAGCAGGGTGAACCATACGATGTTTCTGTTTCGATGTCATTTATGGAAACAAAAGCATATGATAGAGCTACTATTTTAGGTGGAGATGCAGCAGCATCCGAAGCAATGGAAAATGAAACACCAGCAGACGGAAATCCTAATACACCACCAATGGAAGTACCATCCGATGATGATGTTACAAATATTATTATTAATGATCCTTTAAATCCTATTAGAACACCAGGAATTAATCCTCTTCCATGAGTTATTTTTCATATTTTCCGACAAGGAATAATCATCCAGTATTTTTAATCAATGACGAAAATACTAAACAAGTTCCTTTAAATATAACATTTCCTGATTTTTTTCGTCATATAGGTCTTTCGCATTTCGGTGCAAATGATGCTAATTTTTATTATGATAAAATACAAATACTGGATGGAGAAAGACCAGACCAATTATCATATCGTCTCTATGGTTCGACAATATATTATTGGACATTTTTTCTTTTAAATGATAATCTTCGATTAGGAGAAGGATTACAATGGCCTTTGTCTCAAAAACAATTAGAAAAGAAAATAGCAATAGACTATGAAGGACAAACCATTGTTTCATATGGTAATAAGAATATTACTCCAATAAAAAATCCAATTGTATATACAAAACGTGAATCTTTGGTTAATAAATTCCAAATCGGTGAAAGAGTACGTGGATTGCTTTCAAAAGTTGAAGGAACTATAGTAAACATTAGACCAGAAATGGGGCAGTTAATCACTAAAGATGTTTCGACAGTTTTAGATGAACAATTCTTTAGAGTGGGTGAAACTGTTTTAGGATTAACATCCTCAGATACAATGATATGTGATTCAGCATTATTAAATTATGCAGCAGTCTATAAATATTTTGATCCAGTGACAGGGAGAGAAATTAATAATAGAAACTTTATTATCACAGATGAAACTCAACCAACCAATGGTATATCATCAATAACTTTTGAAGAGCATCTGAAACAGATTAATGAACAATTACGAGTAATAAGAGTATTAAAAAAAGATTCTATAAGAAATTTTGTTGATACTTTCAAACAATTGATAAAAAGATAAAATATTATGACTACAAAAGTTGGATTACCATTAATAAATGTTGAGGGAACAGAACAAGCAGATGCTATTGAATCCCATGTGAAAATTGAAAAAATATTTCTTTATTCTACAGCAGATCAATCCACTGGTATTACATATGGATCAATGAATTTAAATGATCCCAATGCATATGATGTGACACAAGTTGCTGTTGAATTAGAAATAACCGAATCAATACATTCCTTGGCAGTTGTAGGTTCATTAACAATTGTTGATAATTTTAACTTTTTTACTAATGCCAGAATACATGGTCAAGAAAAAATATGGATTAAATTTAGAAGATTCAATCCACAGGCTCAAAATTATGATGCATCTATTGAACGCGAATTTTTAGTAACAAATATTAGGGGTATTTCAAGAGGTGAATTTAGAGGTACATTCACATTAGAATTTGCATCTCCACATGTATATTTTGATAAATTGAAAAGAATTGGTCGTTCATATGGTTTTGTTGAACTATCCGAAAAAGATTTATCAGAACCAAAAGATCAATATAAAAATGATGTTTCTGGTGGAAAAGATGCCATTAAAGGATGGAGAGAAAAATATACAGAAGATTCTGGAAAAATAATCGAATATGCAAAAATTAGTGATGTTATTCAAGAACCTGAATCTGATTTTGGTTTTATAAATCAACGAGTAAATTCATTTAAATATCCAGAAGAATTTATTTATGATATTCTTAGAAATGATTTAGGTCTTCCAAAAGAAAAAGTCTGGCTGTATGCAGGCAAGAGCGGTACAGGTGCTAATAGAAATTGGATTGATAGAATGAAAGTTATCATTCCTAATTGGAGACCATTACAGGCAATCAAATGGTTAATTCGAAATACCTATTATCGTAAAAAAGATAATAAAGGAGTCAAAGGTCATCCTTGGTTTTGCTATGATACATTATTAGCAGGCATTAGAATAGAACCATATGAAATGTTAATAGGATATTATAATCCAGAAAATGATGATTCCTGGCATCTCGAAATGCAAGGTATGGGTAACGAGATTAATGACGCAGAATTAGCCTCAACTGGAAGAGTGTCTAAAGTAATGACAGGAATATATCGTTATAATCCACAATATATTGCTGATCCTCATTCGGTAACATATTTTGCAGATGTCCATAGAAAAATACTAGAAATAGAATTTGGATTTTCTTGTGATAAATATACAAATACTTCTAATGGTGCCTATTCTACAAGAGAATGGTTTGTAGATATTGCAACAAAATATACGATGCCAAATCTTCATGTTTCTATAGATGGAACAAGAATACAATATAATGATGAAACCATTACTCAAGGAATGGATACATTATCTGTAAATCATTACTTATCATATGCAGACGATGTTGATTCACAGGCTCCTGATTTAGATCAATCAAATTATACTTATTATGTTCCATACAATTCTGCATTACATGGAACTACCGAAGAAACATATCCATATAATAGAGCATTTGGTTTTAATTATGGTGTTCCTTCATCTGGTGGTATTGGTCCGGGTTCTATACATAAACCAAGTGATATAAATCCTGAATTATCCGAAGAAGTAATCAATACAGGATTACCAAATGGTTCACCAATGGCGGATGGTTCATATCGATTAACAAGTAAATATGGTTATAGAACACATCCTATTGATAAAACCAGAAAAATGCATAAAGGAATTGATATGGCTGCGCCAACAGGAACACCAGTATATTCACCATATGAAGGAAAGGTTGTATTTGCAGGACAAGCAAGTGGATATGGCAATTATGTTAAAATACAACATGCGGATGGAACAGAAACAAGATATGGTCATTTAAATTCCATAGATGTTTCTGTTGGACAACCAGTTAAACCAGGACAAAAAATTGGTGGAGTAGGAAGTACCGGAAAAAGTACCGGACCACATCTTCATTATGAAATTAGAAAACACGACAATCCTGTTGATCCATTACCATATATTCAAGGGAAAAAAATGTCTACAACTACCTCAGAGGTTGGTGGTCAAGGTGGTCCTGGTGATACGTGTCCTATATCTGGATTAGTTCAATCATCTTCTAATTATGGTCAGACACAAAATTCTGTCGGCGTTTCTCAAGCAGAATGGAATACATATCGAAAAACTATTGCTCAAATAGAAAGTTCTGGTAAAGGATATACGGCTGTTGGAGGTGCAAATAATCATTACGAAGGAGCATATCAAATGGGAAGAGCAGCAAAAACAGATGCAGCAAAAAGATTAGGGATTCCTTATCCATCGAGATCAGAGTTTTTAGCGAATCCTGATCTACAAGAAAAAATGTTTGATTCATATACAGCACAGAACCATGCCTATTTATCTAGTAATTCTAAATATCAAGCATTGACACCACAACAGAAAATGGCTGTTCTTGGTTATGCTCATAATCAAGGTGCTGGTGCAGCATCTAAATGGCTAAATGGTGCAGCCCCAGGAACAGATGCCTTTGGAACATCCGGAACAAAATATTCTAAATGTGTTGCAAATAATTTAAATGCCGAAGACCTTCCTGTCGATGATTCTATTAATAATAATGATGATGATGGATATACAACAGGTGGAGAAGGATATAGTTCTGGAGGAAAATATATTCAAGATTATAATCCTCAAGAATTAGGAAGAATAGGAAGAATGGGTGATATGATCAGAAAGAATATGAATTTTATGCAACACAAGATTAAGGTTCTTGGTGATTTTAAATTAAATCCAGGAATGGTAGTTCAACTTGAAATACAAAAAACTGCTCCTACTGAATTCTTGCAGAATCAAATGACAGGTTCAAGAAATGATCCAAATGTTATTGATGAATATCTTTCTGGTATTTATTTTGTTACGGAATGTACACATATATTTAAAGAACAAAAATTCTTTACATATGCAACAATTAATCGTGATTCTTCAACTCAAGATTTAGATTAATAATAATAACATGGATAGAGAATTTGATTTTTTTCATCAAATAGGACAATTCCAGGTTCCTTGGACGGGTGTTGTTGAAGATCGTAATGATCCAGCCTTTATGGGACGAATTAGAGTAAGAATTTTTGGAGTACATTCTACTGATAGAACAGAAGTTCCAACAGAAACATTACCTTGGGCAACACCATTGTTTCCATCGACTTCTGCATCCTTTGGAGGTATTGGTGCTACTGCTTCAGGATTAATTGAAGGAACATGGGTGATGGGATTTTTTCGTGATGGATTTTCCTGTCAAGACCCAATTATTTTTGGTCCGATATTATCGAGTTCTTCTCCAAAATGGACGGGTACACAAAATATGTTAAAACAAAGTAACATATATAATAAAACAGCAGGAAGTATAGAAAATAATATTGTACCGTCAACCAATGATTTGACTGACATACAAAATGAATCTTTTGGAAAGAAATTAATGGGATTTGGGACAAAAATACAAGAAAAAACATCTGAAATAACAAAAGAAATATTAAAGAGTATTGGTATTACTAATATGGATGGTTTCAAAGATCATGCATTAGAAACCGAAGAATTTGAAGAACAAATAAATAGTGTTTCGGAAAGCATTGCAGAACAATTGATTCTAGAATTAGAACCAGAAATAAAAACACATTTTAAAATCGATGAAATTGATAGTGACACTAAAAACAATTTAAAAACAGAATTAGAAGATGACACTAAAAACAATTTAAAAGAATTAATTATCGAATATCAAAGAAATAAATGAACAACGCTGATTACGAATTTGAAGGTTTCTTAAATACAATTAGTCGTAATGCCTTAGATAAAGGTGTTCAAAAAATTCAACAAGAAATCAATAATGAATTAAGTCCATTATATAAAACGATTACGGATGTTAATAATTTAATTGATGAAAAAAGTGCATTGGTTGAATTTGCTACTGATAATCTAGGAAATATTATCGAAGATTCCACTGATATTATTAGTTCATTTTTATCTACTGATTTTACTGGAATTGTTGAAGGTATTCTTTCTATAGGAAATCTCGGAGGATTTTCTAAATTTATTTTTGGTGTAATCGAAAGACCATATCTTATATTAAATGAAGTCTTTAATATATTTTGGGACCCCTTAGCATCCTTTATGACGGATTCTTTAATTGCAGATGATTTCTTTTTTAAAAGTATAGAAGAAATTATTCAAGAACCGTTAATTTCTACCTTTACTGATTTAAGAAAAGGATTATTACCAGGAACATTATATGAAAGACCATTAACAAAACATCCACTATATCCTTCAGAACCGGATGTACACAGAGTATCAAGAAATGATAGAACTGTGTATGAACCAGGAGGAATGAAATATAATTATGATAGTGCAAGAGACCCATTATTATTAGAACCAAAAATGTCATATAATGCGACATATCCATATAATCATTTTATGACAACAGAATCCGGACATATTTTTGAATATGATGATACACCTTCATATGAAAGAATACAAGAAAGACATTGTTCCGGAACAGGTTATCATATTAATGCAGATGGAAGTCGAAAACATTTCGTTATGGGAGACGAATTTAGTGTTATTATTCGGGATAATCGAGTACATATATTTGGAAAATTAGAATTATATGTAGATAAAGAAGCACAGATTTCTATTAATGGTGATGCAAGAATTAATATTGCCAGAAACGCCGAAATACATGTTCGTCGGGATGCTAATATACATACACTAAGAGATTTCAATGTTTTTGCAGGAAGAAATATTACATTAAATGCACAGGAAAACATTAAATTCAATGCAAAGAAAAATATTGAAACTTTTTCTCAAGAAGAAACTAAATTGCATTCGAAAAAATTAATGCAATTATATACAGATGAAACGTTTGAATTAAATTCTACTAAAAAAACTAAACTACAATCACTTACGCATGTAGAAATAACTGCACCATTAATTGATATAAATTATGCGTCTGGAGATTCTTTTTCTGTGAAAGGAAACATTCCATCTCCTATTGGAAAAAAACCACATGAAATGACAATTCCATATAAAACAGAGGAATTTACAATTCGTCATGAAGGTTTTCCAGGATCGTCTGCAACGATTTCTCAGGGTTCTATTAAAGCAGCGATGAGAAAAGGAGAATTAGGCGTAGAAGAATGGGTAAATAGACAGCCTGATATTGTATTAAAAAAACCAGAAAGTAATGAAAATTCTAGTTCTGGTGGTGGTTCCATTATTGAGGGAGTTGGTATTGATAATGAAGACGATTTAAAAGACCCTGCTAATCCGATATATGATTTTAAAATATCCAAACATTGTTATGTCAGAGATTTAACATTATCTGCATATTTTCCTCATTATTTACAAGAACAATGTGGATTATCAATCAACGAAATTGTTAAGAATCTTTCTAAATTAGCCAGATCGGCGGTTGATCCATTATATGAACATTTGGGTGGTTTTGCAGTAAATACCTATGGAAGACCAAAAGGTAAATTACAATTAACATCCGGATTTAGAAAAGCAACAAGTTGTCGTAGTCAACATGAAAAAGGAAATGCATTTGATTTTCAAGTAATCGGTCTTGGAAAAGGATATTATTATGATATGGCAAAATGGTGTGAAGGTGGTCTTGGCTATTCGGCAATTCTATTAGAATATAAAACAACAGGTACTAGACTTCCTTGGATTCATGTTCAAACAGCAGGTGGTGGTGGAACCTATACCTATTTAAATCATAAATTATATGAAAATCGATTCGTCAATCTATTACACAAACAAGCACTTCCACCAGATATTCATCATAAAGTAGAAGTATAAATAGTAAATATGACTACAAATATAAACACATATCAAAATAGCTCGGCTATATATGAATATGAAGATATCTATACAAGAGATAGAATATATAGTGATTTTGATTTAAGATTAATAAAACATCCTTTAAATAATAATCTAATTACATTAAAGGAAGAAATGTCTGTACAAAGAGCATTGGTTAATTTAATACTAACCGAACCAGGAGAAAAACCTTTCCATCCTAATTTTGGAACACCTTTAAATGGATTGTTGTTTGATATCGATTTGTTAAATCCATTAGATTTAGAAGATCAAATTGAAAAATCAATAAAACTATTTGAACCAAGAGTAAAAGTAAAAAAAATAAAAATCATTGATGGAAGAGATAGCAATTCTATCGGTGTTGAAATTGTTTATAGCATAATAAATCTTGAAATAAATAGAGATATAAAAGTTCACTTAAAAAGATTACGTTAATAATAATAAAAAAGAAAAATGACTACTGCTGCAACTCAATTAAAAGGAACTAATATTAATTTAGACTTTAATAGTATTAAAGAAAATTTAAAAACGTTTCTTTCATCTCAAAGTGAATTTAATGATTATGATTTTGAATCATCTGGAATGAATATTTTATTAGATGTATTAGCATATAATACACAAATGAATTCAATGACAGCACATTTGGCAATTAGTGAAAGTTTTTTAGATAGTGTTCAGGCCAGATCAAATATTGTTTCTATTTCAAAACAATTAGGATATACGCCAAATTCGGTTTCTTGTGCATTAGCCACTATTGATTTAACGGTAGTCCCATCTGATTCTTATACTGGTCTAGAAGCATATTTAAGACAAAATTCTGTTTTTTCTGGTGGTCAATTAGATTGGTATGTAACAGAAGAACATATTGCTACAAGGAATGCAGATGGTAATTTTGTTTTTTCTGATGTTTTATTACGTCAAGGTGTTAGAAAAGTAATTCGTTATTATTATGATGCAAAAAATCCATATGCTAAATTTGAAATACCAGACAGAGATGTAGATACCTCAACAATTCAAGTACGAATCAAAAATTCTGAATCCAGTTCATTGTATGTTACATATGAAAAATTCTCGGTTTTTTCTGCTATTGATGATCAAACCTCTGTTTATTTCCTCGAAGAAAATCCATTAGGATTATATGAAATATTTTTTACTGGTGGAAATGTTGGAATTTCACCAGAATCCGGAAATATCATAGAAATTGAATATTTCTATGGAGCAGGAGCAACCGCAAATGGTATTAATGTTTTTAATACAGACATAGACATTACTAATACTACAGAAACTAAATTTATTACAACCATATCAGGTGGTAGTGGAGGAAATGATAAAGAAGATATTGAATCAATTCGATTCAATTCATCACATTATTATGAAGCACAAAATAGATGTGTAACATATAAAGATTATGCTGCAATCATTAAAAAAGAATTTCCGCAAACAGAAACCATAAATGTATGGGGTGGAGAAGATAGTACACCTGCTGAATATGGTCGAGTCTATATCTGTATAAAACCAACAGATGGTGATACGCTTTCTGAAGAATCAAAAGGATATATTCTAACAGAAATTTTAGAAGGAAGAAGAGTTGCCACAATATCACCGAGGATTATTGATCCTGAATACACATATATAGGATTGAATGTTGTTTCAAAATACGATGAAACCAAAACAACTAATACGCCACAAGAAATAGTAGATATTATCTATAATAGTATTCTTTCATATGAAAGAGATAACTTAAAAACATTCAATGGGATTTTCCGTTATTCTCAATTATTGAGAAGTATAGATTCATCGGAATTTTCAATACAGAATACTACTGCAAACATATATTTAATTAAGCATTTATCATTAACAAGATATTTTGACAATGTATTCCAATTATTCATTCCGGCTGATTTTTATGATTATGATGCCGAAAATGTCTTTGTTCGATCAACCAATTTCCGTCTTAATAATCGATTACATTATATAACAGACAGACAAGATACTAGTGATACAAATAAAAGACAATTAATATTGGTATATAGTGGATCAGGAGGAACACAAATTGTTGAAGATGTTGATATTGGTTATATTAATATTCGTGAAAAAACAGTGTATCTTTATGGGTTTAATCCTGACATTGACACAGAAATCAAATTGTTTATCAATCCTAAATCAAATGATATTGTTCCGATGAGAAATCAACTAATTCAGTTGGATCATGATAATATAAAAATACGAGTTGAAAAAGATTTTCTTCAAACAGAAAATTCATTGGGTACAGTTAGAAATAATCCAACAAACCGTAATATTTCTTTATTTGAACAGTAATAATAATAATGTCATCAAAAGAAATACAGAAACAACAGCAACTTCCGATTACTAATGTAAATGCGTTGAAATCAAAGAGAACTTTGATTTCAACGGCAAAGGTAAAAGGAGGTGGTGTTCAAACATCTCCATTAAAAACATCATCTAATTCTTTAACAAATCCACTAAAGAGTTCGAAAGAAATATTAACTGTCAATGATTTATTTCCTGCGGGATTACGTCAAGAAATACAAACATTGGTTTCATTATTAGAAAAATATTATCTTTCTGAAAACACAACAGATTTATCTGGTGTTTCTGCATTAATAAATACAATATCCGAAAAAAGAAATATAGATGCTATTGATATAGACGATGAAGAAACAATTATTAAATGGTTTTATGAATATGGAAGATCATTTTTTGCTGCAAATGATCTAAAACTGGATAAAAGAATATTTCTTAAATATATTGGAACTTTTTTAAGACAAAAAGGTTCGTTTGATGCGATTCGTAGTTTTTTTAGAGTTCTATATAATAAAACACCAAGGATTTATGTTCCTTGGGAAGATGTTTTAATTACATCTGACGGCAAATGGAAAGGAGAAAACCAACAAAGAATTTCTTTAGATGGTGCTCAAAGTGAATTGAAAGGATTTGTCCTTAGTAAAGGAGAATTTAAAACAAACGATGGGTTTTTAAGTGATAACATCTATCTTCAAGATAGTTATTATTATCAACAATATTCATATGATGTAGGTATTGATATACAAGGTGCAGACTGGGAAAAGCCTTTTAAGGAGCTATTACATCCAGCCGGATTTATCCTGTTCACCACACTATTATTAATTATTGAATCGACAACAAGTGGTAAAATGCCTGTTGAACAATTCGGAAAAATTAATAATCTAATAAGAACATTAAAAATATTAATTATTGGAAACATTGTTGCGGCAACAATAAAGACCGATGTTTGGACATTATTAAAAATTGGAATAGATATATCAACACAGAAATATCATGGAAAAACTCTATCAACAAGATTTTGGTTCAATACTTCAGCAGCAATAAATGACTATGGACAAACATCTATTGCTGAATTAATTTTAGGAGATTTTAATGCAAATTCTTATATTAAACAAGAAGAAGTTGGTTCACCTATTGTATAAATACAATTAAAAATAAATATAAATATATTTTAGAGAAAAAATTCAAATGACAGCTATTGTTACAAAAAATCAAAGAATAGAAAATGCTAATAATTTTATTTCAGCATATTCAGATTCCCCTATACAAAATCATCTTTATCTTTGGATAGCCAAATCTGATTATTGGTCAGATGATTTATCTGCAACCGCAGATGATGTGGTAGAAACACCAATCGACGGTGAATATGATAAAGCAAAAATATATAATGAAATGATTGCTATGAAAAAAGTTGAGCCAGAAAATATTATTAATACTGTACCAACAATTCAATGGACATTTGGTGAAGCATATACTGCCTGGGATGATAATTTTTCAGAAATAGTTTCAGAAGAAGGTGTAATCACCTATAATACAATCTATGATAAAAATTTTTATGTCGTTACATCAACATATAAAATATATAAATGTTTAGTAGCCGGTTCTTCTGTTTCTACCGTACAACCAACACATAGCGGAATAGAACCATTACAATATTCTGATGGATATGTCTGGCATTATATAGATGAAATTTCTGCATCAAATGCATTAACTTTTTATAACGATTCTTATTTGCCAGTTGTTGCTAAATCTTCGCAAGACCCTAATCAAACTAATATTTCTGGTGGTATTTTTAAAATCGTTGTTGAAGATGGTGGCTCTGGATATACCTCTGCGCCAACCGTGACAATTGAAGGAAATGGAACCGGAGCAGTAGCAACAGCAACTATTTCTAATGGTTCTGTGTCTTCTGTATCAATTAGTCTAACAGCAGGAATTATTGAAGCAGGAAAATATGGTTTAAGACATGGCACTGGTTATGATTATGCAAAAGTAAAATTTTCTGGTGGAGGTGGAACCGGAGCAAAAGCAAGAGTCGTTTTATCACCTAAAAATGGTCATGGATATGATCCTATTTCAGAATTGGGTGCATACAATGTTCAAGTAGCCGTAGATATTAATACAGATGAATCCGGCGATTTCATGGTTTCAAACGATTATAGAAAAATCGGATTAATAAAAAATCCATATGCCGCTGGCTCTTCACCATCTGAAATTTCTACTGTTTCTACATTGAATTGTTTAAAAAATATTGAAGTCAATTCAGGAACATTTTCTCCCAATGATGTAATAAGAGATACAATAACATCTGCCTATGCATTTGTTGATTATTTTGATTCGGATAATATGTTAATCTATTATCATCAAAATGAAAAAACAGGATATGATTCTTTCGGAGTTGGAAATGCTATAGAATGTGCAGATACATCTGAAACAGGTGTTATTCAATCAATGAATGAATCAGAGTATGAACCATTTACCGGAGATATTTTATTAATAGAAAATAGAGATGCTATTCAACGAAGTTCAACAACTCGTGAAGAAATCAGAATGGTTATTCAATTTTAAAGAAAAAAATTTATGGCAACAATAACATATACTACACCACAACCACCATATCGAGATGATTTTGATGGATCAAAAAAGTATTATAGAATTCTATATAAACCTGCATATCCTGTTCAGGCAAGAGAATTAACACAACAACAAACAACACTTCAAAACCAAATTGAAAAGTTTGGACGACATATTTTTGATGAAGGTTCATTAGTTTCTGGTGGTCAATTTGATATTGATACACAATTCCCTTATGTTATTCTTTCTAATGAAAATTCGGTCGGAAATATTGTAAACCCTACGAATTTTATTAATACAACAGTTATCGGTCAAACCTCCGGAGTAAAAGGACGGTTTATTCAGATACAACAAGTTTCACACAATGGTACTTCATATTATGTAGGATTTGTAAGATATTTTGCCGGTTCAGAAGATATATCTTCTACAGATGTTACCTTTATCGAGGGTGAAATATTAGAAGATGTCTCCAATTCTTTGAATACTATTGCAATTGCAAATGAACAATTTGCAGATGTAGCAATACTTGGAGAAGGTTCTTTATTTTCTATCGAAGAAGGAGTAGTGTTTTCTAACGGATTGTTTCTTGACTTTGATAAACAAACCATTATTTTAGAACCATTCTCACGAACACCTAACTGTCGAGTTGGGTTCACTATTAATATTAATATTGTAGGCTATGGTGATGATGAATCTTTATTAGATAATGCTAATGGAACACCAAACTATAATGCTCCTGGTGCAGATAGATTAAAATTAGAACCAATCCTTACTAAAATCGATCTTGATGCAACAAATTCATTGCCCGAATTTGTTGAACTGTTTAAAATAAAAAATGGTGTCATTCAAACAAAAAATGAAAGATCACAATATGCTATCATTGGAGATGAAATAGCTAAAAGAACCTATGATGAGTCTGGTGATTATTGTGTTAAAGGAATGGGCATTCGAATCCGTGAACATCTTAATACAGGAGAAAATGAAGGTTATCTTTTAAGTGCAGATGGAGGTGATTCTACTAAATTAGATATAAATATTGAACCCGGATTAGCATATGTAAAAGGATATGAAATCAATAAATTGGTCACATCGCATATTGAAACCGATAAAAGTATTGATTATGTAAATGTTAATTCTCAGATATTATCTGTTCGTTCTTCTAATTATTTGTTGTTAGAAGAAATTGTTGGTATGCCTACCTTAGATCAAGGAACAGAAATAGATTTATATTCAGGAACATCTCCTGATATTGGTGAAAAAAGAGTAACAAATTCTTTAAAAAACACTGATACTCCTACTGGAACTAAACTAGGAACAGCAAAAGTTAAATCATTAGTATATGATTCTGGTGTATTAGGTACACCATCTGGAAGGTTGAGATTACATTTATATGATATTCAATTATTAGAAAATGTTGGTGGTTTCCATAATGTTCGTTCGGTATATACAAATACACCAACAGACTTTTTTGCAGATGTTGTTTTAAATACATCTACAGGTAAAGCAGAATTAAAACAAAAAAATCAATATCCTCTTCTATATCCTATTGGTACATCTTTTACAAGATCAATAAGAAGTGAAAATGAATTATCTGATACAACCTTTTCATTCCAAAGAACTAAATCCAATGTAATTATTAATACAAATGGAACATTGGATGTTTCAATTAGTACATCCAATGAATTACTAGGATACGGAACAGGTGTATTATCTTCTACAGAAAAACAAACAGTATTTCTAACAGTAGAAGAGGATGTTGCAATTTCATTGCCCGGAACTGTTTCGGGTTCTTCTGGAACTACTTCAATAACAGGTTCAGGAACCGCGTTTACTCGATTAAATATCGGAGACAAGATTGAAATTGCTGGATTGACTGATACCTATATTGTTACTTCTATTACTAATGATACCTCATTGACAGTTGACAGAAATTTGACTGGAACCGCAAGTGGAGCCACCTATGAAAAAGTATATTATGCTGGAGATTATATTAATCTTCATGGAAAAGGAAGTGATGCGGGAACATTAAGAACTGTTTCTTGTAATTCTACAAGAACTGGAATGTCTTTTAATTTACAAGAAACATATTCTAGTACAGTCAATGCTACAGTATCTTTTTCGGTAACAAGATCATCTGCGTATGAAGTAAAAAAACAATTAAAGAACAATCGATTTGTTAAAATTGATTGTTCGTCATACGAGTGGGATTCTCCCGAAGATTTCACAAAGAAAATCTTTCTTGGATTTTCTGATATTTTTAAAATCCATCAAATTAGAAAACATACTTCTACATTTTCATCAGATTCAGATGGAACCGATGTAACAGACCAATTTACTTTTAATACAGGTCAAACGGATGATTTTTATGATCATGGATATATTCAATTAAAAGATGGTTATTCTCTTTCTTCATCGGATTATCTATTAATAGAATTAGATTATTTCCTTCCTGATTTTTCGTTGGGTGTAGGTTATTTTTCTGTGGATTCATATCCTATAGATGATACTCAAGCCTCTTCTACTACAATATATACACATGAAATTCCAGTATATACATCTCCGGAAACTGGACAATTATATGATCTACGAGATTATTTAGATTTTCGTTCAGTAAAAGCAAATACTGCAACGGATGCAACTGCGGTTGGAAGTGCATCAACAAATCCATCAACAACTAATTCATTTACATTTGCAGCGAATGGATTAAGATTACCAAAACCTTCTACTCAAATAATAGTAGATTATTCATATTATTTGGCAAGACGTGATCTTGTCACTCTAAATATTAATGGAGATTTTGGTATACGAAAAGGTATTTCTGATGAATCTCCGGTAACGCCAGCGGTTCCAGAAAATGAAATGGGTATCGCTAAAATTTTCATTCCTCCATATCCATCATTATCAACAACATATGCAAGAATACTTAATAGAGAGGATATTGCATGTAAATTTAATCGCATTACGTTTGAAAGACATACAATGAGAGATATTGGTGTCCTAAAAGAACGTATTAAATCTTTGGAGTATTATACAAGTCTCAATGCACTCGAAAAAAATGCTTCTGATCAATCAATCCTTGATGAAAATGGATTAGAAAGATTTAAAAATGGTATTTTTGTAGACCCATTTGTAGACCATTCATTGGGTGATTCTACCAATGATGATTATAAAATAGCAGTTGATCCTAACGAACAATGTATTAGACCAAGATTTAGAATGGATTCTTCTTTATATAGGTTTCTTAATAATCAATCTTCTAATGTTCAAATTGGTAAGTCCATTGTTACATTACCATATACAGAAACATCGTTCATAGAACAATTAAAAGCAACATCCTATAGAAATATTGAACAAAGTGTTTATCGTTTTATTGGTACTATAGAAATGGAACCCGACACAGACGTATGGGTTGATACAGATACTATCGATAAAACATATAATATTGATCTTTCTCCTTCTTTTAATGAATCTATTTTGACCGTCGAATGGGATTCCTGGGAAAAATATGCTACCGGATATAGTGGTTATGATAGAGATTTTAATGATAGATCAGACAATTTAAATGAGAATTATTATACAGGAACATATTCAACATATGCAGAAGCATTAAA